ATCCGGAGGACCCAGCGACGCTCGGTACCGTGAGCATCGGCGGGCAGGTGCCCGCGGTTGTAACGGATGCGGAAAAACGGCGCGCGAAGGTGATTTCGCCGGGCGGCTACTGCTGGAATCCGGCGGCGACCGACTGCGTGCTGGTGGTCAAGGGGAACGAGCTGTATCTTGCCGGTATGCCGCAGGACGGGACAAAGGGCTTGCAGCCAGGTGAGGTGATGCTCTTTTCCAGGGGCGCAAGTGTGAAGGTGATGAATGACGGCGAGATTCATCTGGCGGGCGATGTGTACGTGGAGGGAGACCTCTATGTGAACGGACAGAAAATGGAGGTGCCGTGAATGGAAAATCTGCTCAGAGACGGAGACTATGTACCGAACGGATTCGGCGGGTTTACGAGGCTTTACGGGACGCAGGAGGTTCTGGCGCGGGCGCTGTTCCGACTGACATGCAGGCGCGGAAGCTTCCCGTTTCTGCCGGAGCTGGGAAGCAGACTCCAGGAACTGGGACGGGAAAAGCCTTCGGCAAGAGAAGCCGCGGCAAAGATCTTTTGCGCTTCGGCGCTGCGCGACATGGAACTGGAGGTGGACGACGTGCGCCTGACACAGCTGCCGGACGGGCATGCGCGCATGGAGGTCTGGCTGACAGTAGAGGATGAAAAGCAGGCATTGGAGGTGCGGATTTGAAGGAAGTAGAAGAGCTTTACGGGAAAATGCTGGCGGTTTTTGAGGAGAAGACCGGCTTTACGATGGACGATACGGCAGATCTGGCGGTCCGGCTGTATGCAGCGGCGGCGCAGATACAGTCGCTCTATGCCTACAGCGACTGGGCGATGAACCAGAGCTTCCCGCAGACGGCGACGGGTGAGTATTTGGACTACCACGCGGCGCTGCGCGGTATCACGAGAAAGGCGGGCACCAGGGCATCAGGCATTCTGCGCTTCAAGATCGATCAGGCGCTGGAAGACAACCTGCCGATTTCCGCTGGCACGGTCTGCACGACGGCGGGACTGGTCCGGTTTGTCACGACGCACGATGGCGCGATTGCGGCGGGAGAGCTGTATGCCGACATTCCGGCGGAGGCGGAAAGCGTAGGCGCAAGCGGCAACGTGGGCGCGGAGACGATTACGGTGCTGACCAGAGCGCCGGAGGGCGTTTCGGGCGTTCTCAACCCGCGCGCGTTTACCGGCGGAAGCGGTGCGGAGTCGGACGACGATCTGCGTGCGCGCGTCCTCGACAGCTTCATTCGCCTGCCGAACGGCGCGAACGCCGCGTTTTATGAGCTGCGGGCGCTGAGCCACAAGGGTGTGGATGCGGCGGTGGTCATTCCGCGCATGAACGGCATCGGAACGGTCGGCGTTGTCATTGCCGCGCCGGAGGGCGAGCCGTCGCAGGCACTTTTGCAGCAGGTGCAGGCGGATCTGGACGCGGTGCGTGAGATCGCGGTCGATGTGACGGTTCTGGCACCGGAGATTGAGACGGTTCCGGTTTCGGCGCAGATGCTTCCTAAGACGGGTGTGCGCTTTGAGACGGCAAAAATTGCGGCAGAAAAGGCAGTCAAGGCGCTCTTTACGGGCGCGCTGCTCGGGAAAAATCTCTACCGCTCGGCAATCAGCAGCGCGATTTTTGCCACAGGGCTGGTGGAAAACGTGGCGCTTTTGCAGCCGCAGGCAGACATTCCGGCAGCGGCGAAAACGCTTTGCAGACTCGGCGCGCTCACCATTACGGAGGCGGACGCATGAACTACGCAGACGAGCTTGTAAGTATGCTCCGACCGCTCGGCGTCTACAGCTTTCAGGAGGGCAGCTTTTCTCTTGCGGAGCTGCAGGCGCTGGGTGCGGCGCTGGATGCTGCGGACGAGGCGTTCGGCGCGGCGCAGAAGGAATCCATCGTCATGACGGCGCAGGACGAGGGACTGTCCAAAATGGAGGCGCTGTTCCGGAGCAAGCCTCCGGCGAAAAC